CCTGTTTGGCCTTGGCAACTCCGAGGGCCTTGAGGAAGCAAAAAACGAATAAAGGAAGACTCTTGGCTGTTCTTTGAGTTCTTCCTAGCCACCGAATTAGGCAAAACGGTAAGTGAACTCCGTGGTCAGTTGACCGAGGCCGAATTTGTGATGTTCGCCGCCTATTACGAGGTCAAGGGCGAACGCGAAAAAGAGGAGATGGATAAGGCCAAGGCGAAAGCACGGCGATAGACTGCATAGACAGGGTTAGTGCGTTGCTGTGGCCGTAGCTGTTGTTGACGTACAGGTAAGAAGTGCCGGTGCGGTCAATAGCCTTCGGCAGATCAATACCGCGTCAAAAGAAGCCCAGAGCGCACTGGAAGGGCTTAAGCGTGCTGCTGCCGGTCTTGCGTTAATTCAGGTTGGCCGCCAAGCGGTACAGGCCGCTGCCAGCTTTAACGACTTGCAACTGCGGTTGAAGTTGCTAACGGCTCAGTATGGCGAAACCGCCAAGGTCCAGCAATTTGCGGCTGAATCTGCCCGTCGTTTTGGCCTGAGCAATCGTGAGGCAGCTGAAGGGGTCACCAATATTTACGCCCGCCTCAAACCGCTTGGGGTATCGCTGCGTGATATTCAGAGCACGTTTACCGGCTTCAATACTGTCGCAAGACTTTCAGGAACAACTGGCGCCGAGGCTTCTGCTGCTTTTGCGCAATTAGCACAGGCTCTAGGTTCTGGCCGCTTGCAAGGCGATGAATTTAGGTCTATTGCCGAACAGGTGCCCGGCATCCTTGTTGCTATTAGTCAGCAAACAGGCGTTGCAGCAGGTGATCTCAAGGAATACGCCAAAGAAGGAAAACTTACCTCTGAAGTTGTTGTTGCCGCACTGCGCCGAATTGAAACCGAAGGCGCTGGAAAAATTGCCCAAATTATTCAGCAGAGCGATATTCAAAAATTTAAGAACTTTCAAAATGCAGTTGATGACCTGCAAATTGCAATCGGCAATGAGTTATTGCCAATCGTTGCGCCGTTGGTCAGAGATATAACCGGCTTAGTGCGGGCAATCACTGGCCTGCCTGAACCTGTCAAGAACGCCACCGTTGAGCTAATTCGCCTTGGTGTTCAAGTCCTAGTTGTCAAAAAAGCATTTGAGGCGATCATTGCAATTCGCCTTGCCTTGGTTGGAAGCCTTGTCGGCACAACAACCGCATTGGCGGCTAGTGGCGTTGCGGCTACAACATCAGCAAGCGCATTTAATTTATACACCAATAATGCAAAAACTTTAGCGGCTCAATCCGCTGCCACATCCGGCAAAGTCAATCCCTTAATTGCCAGTTTGCAATCCTTGGCGGCGATTGGCGTCATTACAGTTGCAATCAATTTGGCCGTTAGCGGGCTGCAGGAATATTTACAGGTACGTGGTGAAATTGATCGTCTTCGCGGTCAACGCGGCAAGGGTGGTGCGGCAGCAGCATTTGGCGGTACGGCGCCAGCTCAAAGCAAGCAAGCTGCACAACAAACACTGAAAGCAATTCAGGCGGAACGGCAACGGCTTCAATCGCCCGGCGAAATTGCAAAAGGCTTCCTTGGCCCTCTTGCTCCTTTGGTGGGGGGCATGGGCCCTGCGGCTAGGGGCGAAAGACGGGTTTTGCTGGGTGAGCGTGAAGCGTTTGCCCGTGGCGTTTTAGGTCTACCTACTAGGGCTGAAACTGCGGGGGCAACACTGCCTCAAACCCCATTGGGCGCTGGGGAGGACGAAAAGAAAAAGAAAGGCAAAAAAGCACGCGAAAGCCAAGTCCCAGAATTAACCCGTGAACTTTCACTTCTTCAACAACAAACTCAACTGCAAGGTTTACTGGCACAGGCGGCTGTAGCTAAAAACAAAGAAGATCAAATTAGGCTTGAAGGCATAGGCCGCGAAACCGAACTTCTTTATCAGGCGTTTGGCATTGAACAAAGCTCTGTGCCACTAGCTGAAAAGCAACTGGGCATTGCAAAGATCGCGCAGCAATTACAGCAAAGCCAAATTCAAACTGCACAGGAACTTGCTCAGTACGACCTGCAGCAGCGTGAAACTGGTGTTGAGCGTGTTCAGCAGTTGCTGGACGAACAAGAGTTATTGCAGGCAAAATTACGCGGCAACGAAGCAGAGGTGATATTAAAACAACAATTACGCGACATATTGAAAGATACCAAAGGCCTAAACGAAGGCGAAGTCAAAGCAATACTGCAACGCAATGAAGCACTCAAGCGGCAGGCAGAACAGGCTGAGCAGTTGAAACAGATTTATGCCGATGTTGGCAACAGCATCAAGAGTGGTGTTGTTGAGGCTATTCAAGGCGCCATTGATGGCACCAAAACACTTCAGGAAGTTGCGACCAATCTTCTGAGCAATATCGCCAACAAACTTCTTGACGTGGCTGTCAATTTTGCTCTGTTTGGCGCATTGTCTGGTACGGGCACGGGTGGCGGCTTACTCGGTGGCTTGTTCAAACCGCGTGCCAACGGCGGCTCTGTCATGGCAGGTCAAGGTTATTTAGTTGGCGAACGCGGCCCTGAACTGTTCATGCCGGGTCGTAGCGGTGGAATTGCTCCTACTGGCTCTTTTGGCGGCGCTGGCAATATTGTGGTGAACGTAGACGCAAACGGTTCTAATGTGCAGGGTGACGGCTCACAGGCCAACGCGCTCGGCAAGGCTATTGGGATCGCCGTTCAGCAAGAATTGATTAAACAGAAGCGTCCCGGAGGCTTGCTCGCTTAATGGCTACTTTCCCCGCTATCACAGCCACTTACGGTGCCCAAAAGAGCAGCCGTCCCAATGTTCGCACCGTACAGTTCGGTGATGGCTACCAAGCTCGCCTTACTTACGGCCTGAATCAAAATCCCAAAAGCTGGGATCTAACTTGGCAAAACATCACTGAAACTAACGCTGATACCATCGAAACCTTCCTGAATAACCGCGCTGCTGATAACGCCAGCTTTGATTGGACGCCACCGGACGAGGCAACGTCGTACAAGTGGATTTGCCCGCAATGGAATAAAACCATCACCTACAACAATCGTGCCACCATCACGGCCACCTTCCAACAAGTATTTGAACCCTGATGGCATACTCGGCTTGGGCTAGTTCAACTGCATACGTTGTTGGCGATATTGTCCGCGCTAGCAGCCTGCAGGCGTCCGGCCTTGTTTTTCAGTGCACCACGGCGGGCACCAGCTCCAGCGCCCAACCTGCGTGGCCAACTGACATTGGCAGCACCATCACCGATGGCACGGTTGTCTGGACGGCGATCAGCAGCGTCTATGAGGAGCTGGCCGCACTGGCACCAAGCGCCATCATCGAACTATTCGAAATGACGCTGGACACAACCCTGCACGGCAGCAGCGACACTTACCGTTGGCACAACGGCTGCAATGCCAATATCACTGGCAACATCGTTTGGAACGGCAACACCTACACCCGCCTACCCGTTAAGGCCGAGGGTTTTGAATACAGCAACACCGGCACGTTGCCGCGCCCCACGCTGACCATCAGCAACTTGGATGGCACCATGACCACGCTGTTATTGCTGGTCAACGCCACCACACCCGGCAATGACCTCGGTGGCGCCACGGTCAAGCGCATCCGCACTCTGAAGAAATATCTTGACGGCGAAACTGCAGCAGATCCCCACGCCAAGTTCCCCGACGAAATCTGGTACGTGGACCGGAAGGCAAGCGAAAACCGCGACTCCGTGAGCTTCGAGCTGGCGAGCAAATTTGATCTCGCTGGCGTGATGATTCCCAAGCGCCAAATCATTGCCAACATCTGTCAGTGGAAATACCGCAGCACCGAATGCGGCTATACCGGCAGCAATTATTACGATACCAATGACAATGCTGTTGGAACATTGGCGGAAGATAAATGCGGTAAGCGGATTGGCTCGTGCAAATTGCGGTTTGGCGAAAACTCTGAGTTGCCTTTTGGATCTTTCCCGAGTGCAGGACTAATCCAGTGAAACTTTCTGACACCGTTGTGGCTGCCGCACTGGAACACGCCAAGGCGGAATACCCACGCGAGGCATGTGGCTTGGTCGCCGTGGTCAAAGGTCGCAAGCGGTATTTCCCCTGCCGCAACATGGCCGAAACGCCAGACGAACATTTTGTGCTGGACCCCGCCGATTATGTCGCCGCCGAAGAACAAGGCGAAATTGTGGCGGTGGTGCATAGCCACCCCAAGACAAACCCAGCACCATCTCAAGCCGACCGCGTTGCCTGCGAGAAATCCGGCCTGCCGTGGCACATCGTCAACCCGCAAACCGAACAGTGGGGTTATTGCGAGCCAGAAGGCTTCGAACTTCCCTACGTGGGACGTGAGTTTGTTTTTGGAATTGTGGACTGCTACACGCTGTGCCGCGACTGGTACAACCGCGAGTTCGGCCTCAACCTGAGCGACTACGACCGCCGCGACCAGTTCTGGCTACGGGGTGAGAATTTATACCTAGACAACTTCGCCAATGAAGGCTTTTACCCCATTCCGCTGGAGGAACTGCAGTACGGCGACGCGATCCTGATGCAACTTGCGTCATCGCTACCCAACCACGCCGCCGTTTACCTTGGCGACCAACTGATCCTGCACCACATCCAAGGCCGCCTCAGTAGCCGCGACATCTATGGCGGCTATTATCTAAAAAGCACCGCCCGAGTCCTGCGGCATGAAAGTCGTTAAGGTCTACGGCGCACTCCGCAAAAAGCTGGGTC